CAGCACTATGCCGTGCCGCACAGCGCGTCGTTCCGCTCCGCATCGTATCACTCTGTAGCGTTCTGCTCCGTTCCGCCTCTCAGCGTTCCGCCCGACAGCGCGGCTCGACACAACTCAACGCAACGTCATAACAGGAGGACTACATGCAATTCTTCAACGTCGAAATCAGAGGCGTTACCCCCTATTCGCAGTCCAAGGTCTACGATGTCGAGCGCGAACAGGGCGAAGGCCTTGACGACTACGCCCAGCGCACATGGCGCAACTACATGCACGTCACCAAGGACGGCGAGGTCTTCATCCCACCCAACGCCTACAAGAACTGTCTGAGTGAAACCGCCAAGTACATGAACATCAACGTGCCAGGAAAAGGCAAAGCCACCTACACGAAGCATTTCGAAGCAGGCGTGCAAGTGGTCAAACCGATCCTGCTCGGCATCAAGGCAAAGGATGTCCGATGCGAGAAGCTGTTTCTGCCCGCCGATGGCAGGCGTGGAAGCGGGAAGCGGGTGTGGAAATATTATCCGTTGATCGAAGTCTGGGGCGGCATAGTTGAGGTCATCGTTCTCGACGAAACTGTCCTGCAAACATCACGAACGACGGGCGCAACAATCCTTGAGGATGTCTGCCGAGGAGCAGGGCAGTTCGTTGGCCTGGGCCGGTTCAGGCCGCGAAACAACGGATTTTATGGTCGCTTCGATGTGACCAAAATCACCGAAGCAAAAATGACAACTCGCGTCGCTGCATAGTCCACGCATCGCTCCGCCGCGCTCCGTCACGCAGCGTCATGCTTCGCAACGCAATGTTTTGCCACGCAGCTCGCCTCCGCGCATCTCGGCTCTCTGCAATGCAACGCAACGTATCCCCTCGGCTCTACGCGGCGCAGTTCACCGCTCCTCGGCTCATCTCTGCGCCCTACGGCGCGATGCAACGCAACGAACGCCGCGCCGCCTCGCAGTTTGCCTCGGCACAGCTCGGCGCAGCTCGCTTCACTTCGCTTTCTCGCTCCGCAACGCAACGGATCATCCCATGAAACCATCTTTCGAAGTCTCCCCCGATACCCGCAAGCTCGCGGAGTTTCTGCAACCGCGCGATCAAGCCACCTACACCGAAATGAACCGGCGCATCGGTCGCATCATCAATGGTGCCGATCGTCACGTTCTCTACGGCGCACTGCGCATCCTGCAACGTGACCATGGCATCGTCTTCGTGGCCGAGCGCAACGTTGGCATCAAGCGCGCCACCAATGGACAGATGGCCACGCTCTCGACCGATCATGTCCATCGCAAAGTCAGACGCACCGTTAGACGCGGCAAGAAGATCGAGCCGCTGGTGAACAGTCAGGAGTTAAGCCCCGACGAGCGTGACGCGTTCTGGATCGGACGCGCCGTCACGCAGGTTCTCGATGTCACGGTTGGAAAACGGATGAGGTCGAAGATTGCCGACGAAATCAAAGACAGAGGGGAGGCTGTCGATATTCGAGATGTGGTCGCGTTGTTTCAGAAACGAGCCCACTGAACCGCTTCCGGCGCGTCGCCGCTCGGCGCTTCGCCGCGTTACGTACCGCCGCTCGACGCCGCACTTTGCCGCTCGACACGCCGCTTCACACCGCAACGCAACGTCTTAAGCTTGCTTCTTGAGGTACACTACTTCTGCCCCGCCACTTGCTGGCGGGGCATTGTTTTGGCCTGCAAGTGCCGCCGCCAGATGCGGTCGCAGACGCCAAGCCGTCAACGCCGCCGGATTGCCGTTCGAATTGACCACAGTCATCTTGCCGCAACGCTCGATCATGCCTTTGCGCTCCAACGGAGCAAGTCTTGGCGAAACGCTCCAGGCCTGATTGTCGCCCCGCGCCTCCAACAGTCGCGTGATGCATAGGCTCGTCATCAGCCGGTGCGGAAACTCAAGAAAACAGTTCAACACAATCTGCTCGGTGTTGGTGAAGCTGATCTTGCGCGCCGCATCCTGCGATGTCTCGGGATCATCGGATCGCGCATAGGCTTCGGTCTTTGGCTTCGGCTCCGCAGGCTTCTTCGGCTGCGTCCCAAACAATTCGCCCTGATCATCATCGCCCATGGACTGCCCTTCCATCGCCACGCAATTCTCGCCCCTTCGCCGCCCGCGCATCGGCCAAGGTCGCCAGCGCATCGGCTAGTCTATCACGCATGTAACGTAGTCCGCGCGTTCCTGGCCGCTGGAATGCCGCCGCCGCCAGCGCCAGCGAAAACCTCTCACCCAACACGAGCCACAGTAATCGCGTGTCGCGCTTGCCGACATGCTTCACAAGCCAATTCAGAAATGCGTTCACCGCGAAGGCGCGCTCAAGCCCGATCAACGATTGCAGCTCCGCGACGCTCGCAGCATCGACATGATCGGTTTGAAACCATTGTCCAACGCCGGAAATCCGCGACATTCGTTCGAAGACTTTTTCTACCTCACGGCCCGCCTCAAGCGCCGCATGGTCAATGCGGCCAGCACGACATTCACGATCTAAAAAATCAACCCGCGCCAAACAACGCATTCTGCGCTGCGGCTCATAAGGATCAACAACAGCAACGGGTGCAATCTGGGACTGTCCATTGTGCTTAGACGTAGGCAGTGAAGGAAAACCCACGGCGGGCGCGGGTGCTCGCGCCCAATCGTGTCGGCCTGCGCCGCTGCGCTGCTTCATGTGCCCTCCCGTGGTGGGTACTTCGTGAGTAGCTCGTCAGCCGAGAACTGCTTCCACGTCTGCTGCTGCGGCTTGGTATCGCCTTCAAACTGGAAACCGTGCCCGCGAAGCTCGTCCTTGATGCGCTTGGCAACGGCTGCACGATGCTCGGCGCTTTCGGTCTTGCCCTGGCGCTCGTATTCCTCGCGCTCATCGAGCTGCCGCTTGGACCGTGCATCGTAGTTGGCCGCGAAGCCAGCGCGCCGGATATGTTCGTCAATGAACTCGACCACCTCGGCGATCGACGGCGGGAACTTGCATGTCCGCTGGATGCCGGTGTTGGGCGAAGTGACCGCATCGATCACCTCGTCGCCATACCGTTCGAGCACCATCGCCAACTGCACCGCATACCCATCGGGATCGGCGAAGTCATCTTTTCGGTACGAGCTTAAGACCCGCTGGGCGCACTTGCGTATCCAGTTCGAGCGGTCGTGGTCCCGACGAGCCGGGGATGTAGTCGTCGGTAGCCCCGGCGGCTTTGAGCCTTTCCCCGATCCGGTCAAAGGCATCCAGTACCGATCCGTGTCGTCGTCCTTGTCCGTTGCCATGCTGCCCTCCTCGATACGGGGACGTGCGCCAGTTGCCCCACGCCGCGTCCCAATCGACGTAGGTCTTGCCGTTCGCCTTGCAGTATCGCTTGAAACGCTCGAACTCGCCTTCGTCCTCGGTGGCAACCGCGATCGTCGGTCGCCAATCGATGGGCATATCTATCTTCCTTCCTTTTCTTTCTTTCTTACTGTTAGGAAGGAAGGAAGGTTCTTTATATGTCGTGTCACGCTTGTCACGTAAGTCACCGTTACGCGCCCGATGATTTCGTTGGCGTATTCTGGCGTGCTCACGTTCTTGGGCTTGATCTTCCTCGACAACCTTCAGGATTTGCTCGGCCGATAAACCGGCGGCGCGCAGCGTCCTGATGTCGATCATGGGGTGCCCTCCTGGGAGAGGCGGGATCAAAAACCTGTTCGCCGTCACACGCAAGTCACGAACGGGGATGTCCCCACAATCACCGCAGTGCTCCCCAGGCCCGTAGGACGCCCAGGGCTGCGTCCAGGCCGTAGGCCACCCCGGCAGGTACCCCGTGCGCCTTCAGCGCATCCACGCGCTCGCGCTGGGCCGGGGAGAGCCTCCCGGCGGCGGTCTTGAGTTCTAGTTCGTGATAGCGGCCGGTCGGATCGACCAGGGACAGATCGCCCACCCCGGCGACCATGCCCTGGCGCTTGAGCTGGGAGCCGGTGATCGGGGGGCGCTTCCCCGCGTTGGGCGTGTGCAACCACAGCCAGCCGGGGGTGCCGTAGGCGCGCAGGTGCTCGATCACTGCCGATTGCAGCAATGCCTCGGTGAGAGGCAACCCCCTCAAGACGGCTCGGCGATGCCCCATAGCGATGGCGGCGCGGTGTAGCCCTTCTTGGCCAGCGCCCTGGTCATGATCAGATAGAACTTGGCCGGGAACTTGCGCTGCGCATTCCGCCAATTGAACACGTTGTTCTGACGGCTCTTGGTCAGCGCCATGACGGCGTCGTCACCGTCGAGGGCAGTGATCACGTCCTCCAGGCTTTGGCACGGCTTGAGCGTCAGCTTGAGGCCGCCGCCATTCTGCACTCGATGTCGTCGCGCAACTCGCATCTGGGTTGACACCCTTCAGGTGACCTGACAGGCTCCCGGTATATCGTTTTTGACGCTCAGGGGCAAGACATGGGACTGACTGCAACGCAGCTAGAGCAGCGCAAATACACGCTTGGCGGCAGCGATGTCGCATGCCTGATGACCGGCGACGTGAAGAAGATCGACAAGCTGTACCGCGAGAAGATCGGCGAGAAGGCCCCCGACGACCTGTCCGAGGTCTGGGCCGTGCAGCGCGGTGTCTACATCGAGCCGCTCAATCTTCACTGGTACGAACTATCGACGCGGCAGACCGTCAGCCGACGTGGTGAGACAGTCGGTCATCCGTTCCTGTCCTGGGCGGCGGTGACGCTCGACGGCTGGATCAACGAGATGCAATGCCCGATCGAGTGCAAGGACGTTGGCGGCAGAGAACCCATCGAGGTGGTCATCGAACGCTATCAGCCGCAGTGCCAGTGGATCATGGAATGCACGGGCGCAAACCAGATCGCACTGTCGGTGTCGAGCGCATTGCCGCCGGTCGTGGAGTTTAGCGAGCGCGACGCAGACGACGCCGACATCCTAGTCCAGCGTGGCGGGCTGTGCATGAAGCATGTACGCGACCGCACGCCGCCGGTTGACATGCCCGCCGTGCCTGCGCCGATCGATGTCACGGCCGTCTATGACATGAACGGCAATAATGAGTTTGCTCACTACGCCGACATCTGGCTGCAACTGCGCGACAGCGCCGCCGCCTATGACGACGCCGCGAAGATACTCAAGTCAATGGTGCCGCCGGATGCCAGACGATGCTTCGGGTATGGCGTGCAGATCAC